CCTTCCACAGAAAAGGCCCCCCATGCAAAAATAAAACACACAATAAAAAAATTACATATATAATCCGCAAAAAACAACGGCTGCTATTCCGCCTATGTACACACCAGTTATTGACTTTAATATTCCGCTTGCGGACTACTCCCCGACATTCGAGTCGCTGGAGACCCGCGTGGCCGCAGCCATGGCTGCGTTAGTAGACACTAACAATCTGCCACCTCCCAACGAAATTTCCGAAGAAGACAAGCACAAGGCCCGCGAGGTATTTATCGGGAACGACCTTGCATCGGATCAGGACTTGGCATCTCCGGGTATGGTTGTGTATCTGCAGTCTTTGCTATCTGAATACGATCAGGTGGTAATAAAGTCAGCCCAGCAACTCAGGACGTACGTAACTAATAAGCTCATCATCGACAGTGCCAATGCCGATCCACGGATCAGGTTGAAGTCTTTAGAGATGCTTGGCAAAATTAGCGACGTTGGATTGTTTACGGACAAGACCGAAATCACGATGCGCCACCGACCTACGGAAGAGCTGGAACAGATGCTGCGTGAACGCCTGACCAAAGTGCTGGAAGCGGAAGTCGTGGATAACACTGCAAGACCTGCCATGTCCCAAGTAAAAATAGATGTGTCTGATATAGAAGCGCTTTAAATGGAACAAACCCTAACTCCAGAGATCATTGACAGGATTTCTAAGAAGCTGCCACCAGACGAGGCGGTGGAGTTACTTGCCATGTTTGCCGAGTTGGACGGCAGAAAGCGCCAGCAGTTGGCCCAAAACGACTTTTTGTCGTTCATTGCTGCTATAGATGTTAACTATAAGTTTGGTGTTCACCTAAAACGATTGGGTGGCCTGCTGATGGAGGTCGAGCAGAACATCAAGAACCGGATTGCGGTGTCTATGGCACCTCGTATGGGTAAATCCCAGATGATTTCTATCTACTATCCGGCTTGGTATCTAGGCAAACACCCCGATCACAAGGTAATTGTGGCCTCACACACTGCAGATTTGGCGGTTGTAATGGCCCGAAAGGTGCGAAATCTTATTAATACGCCCGAATACAAGGCAATTTTCCCAAATACAAGCATCGCAAGCGATGCAAAAGCGGCTGCGCAGTGGAATACGACCAAAGGTGGCGAGTATTTTGCGATTGGTGTGGGTGGTGCGCTGGCTGGACGTGGTGCTCACTTGATTATTGCCGACGATCCGCTGTCTGAGCAGGATATTAAGGCTGGAAATACCACATCTTTGGACTCGGCGTACGAGTGGTTCAGTGCTGGTCTGCGTACTCGACTCATGCCAGACGGGAAAATCTGTGTTTTACACACAAGGTGGCACCAGAGGGACCTGATTGGGCGGCTAATTAAGGATTCCGCCATGAATGAGGGCGGGGACAGCTACGAAACCTTTGAATTCCCTGCAATTCTTCATGAGGGCACGGATAACGAGAAGTCAATCTGGCCAGAGCAGTGGTCACTCGAAGCTTTGCAGCAAACACGGGCGTCAATGCACCACATCATGTGGCAGTGGTACGCTCAATACCAGCAAAACCCGACGGCAGCCGAGGCTGCGATCATAAAACGGGACTGGATCAAGTGGTGGACTAAAGATGACCCGCCAAGAATTGACTTTATTGTGCAAGCGTTTGATACGGCGCTAACTACGAAAGAACGGTCGGACTTCTCTGTGTGCCATACGTGGGGTGTGTGGGAGAATGAGGAAGATGGCACCCAGAATGTGATCTTGCTGAATAAAGTCAAGGGGAAATACGAGTTTCCGGAGTTAAAGCAGATGGCGCACGACCAGTATAAAGAATGGGAGCCCGACAGCGTAATTGTTGAGGCCAAGGCCAGCGGTCAGCCGCTGATTGACGAGATGCGCAGGTCAGGTATATTTGTGCAGGACTTCAGTCCCGGTAAGGGTCAGGATAAGATTGCCAGATTAAATGCCGTGGCAGATATGTTTGCGTCTGGACACGTTTGGTTCCCTGAGAATGCGTGGGCTGCGGCTACCGTTGAAGAGATACTGGCGTTTCCTGCGGGCGAGCATGACGATGAGGTTGACACCATGACACTTGCCATGATGAGAATTCGCAAGGGTGGGCTATTGCGCTTGAGCAGTGACCACGAGGATAATGACCCCTATTACGCGGGCCGTCGCAACGCGTACTACTAAGCACACAAGGACTAAATAATGGCTACTAATATGTTCCCCTCACTGAACCCAGCTCCGCTTGGGTTAGATGCACTGGCTCCAGATATGGAGGAGGGTCCCGGGATTGAGATTCAGATTGAGAACCCCGATGGTGTGCTTGTTGGCATGGACGGCATTGAGATTGACTTGATGGGTATTATTGCAGGCGATAAAAGCGACGACTTCGACGCTAACCTTGCTGAAGAGATGGACGAGGGCGAGTTGCAGAAACTTGCCAGTGATTTGGTTGAGATGGTTGATTCAGACATTGGTGCCCGCAAAGAGTGGGTGGACATGTACGTCAAAGGTCTTGATGTTCTGGGGATGAAGTATGAAGAACGTACTGAACCGTGGCTCGGTGCTTGCGGTGTTTTCTCAACGGTACTCACAGAAGCTGCTGTACGGTTCCAAAGCGAGACTATCATTGAAACGTTCCCTGCTCAAGGCCCGGTCAAAACCGAGATCATCGGCGCAATTGATAAACTTAAAGAGGAAGCTGCGGAGCGCGTCCGGGAGGACATGAATTACCAGCTCACCGAGGTGATGTCTGAGTATCGCCCTGAGCACGAGCGCATGTTGTACTCCCTTGGATTAGCTGGCAGCGCGTTTAAGAAAGTTTACTTTGACCCCGGTCTGAATCGTCAGGTTGCCATATTTATTCCTGCGGAAGACATCATTATTCCGTACGGCGCGTCAAGCTTGAAGACCTCTGAGCGTGTTACGCACATCATGCGTAAGACCAAGAACGAGATGCGAAAGCTGCAGGTAGCTGGGTTCTACCGCGATGTTGAGCTGGGCGATCCACAAATTATCCACACAGACATCGAGAAAAAGAAAGCAGAAGACCAAGGCTTTACGCTGACTGACGATGACCGCTATCAGATTTTGGAGATGCACGTCGACTACGACCTGCCCGGTTATGAAGACGAGGATGAGATTGCTCTGCCGTATATCGTGACAATCGACCGTGGCACTAACAAAGTGTTGGCTGTTCGCAGGAACTGGAACCCAGAAGACAAGCGCCAGATAAAACGCGACCACTTCGTACAGTACACATATATACCCGGGTTTGGTGCTTATGGTCTTGGTTTGATCCACCTGATTGGTGGTTACGCCCGTGCGGGCACTTCCATCATTCGCCAACTTGTTGACGCAGGCACACTCAGCAATTTGCCCGGTGGCTTAAAGACACGCGGCCTGCGTATCAAGGGAGACGACACTCCCATAAACCCCGGTGAGTTCCGTGATGTAGACGTGCCAAGTGGTTCAGTGCGCGATAACATCATGATGCTGCCATACAGCGAGCCATCACAGACACTACTTGCGCTGCTAAACCAGATCACTGACGAGGGCAAACGCCTTGGCTCTATTGCTGATATGAACATCAGCGACATGAGTGCGAATGCTCCGGTGGGTACCACGCTTGCTCTATTAGAGCGTCAGCTTAAGACAATGTCTGCTGTACAGGCCCGTGTCCACTACAGCATGAAGCAAGAGTTCCGGCTTCTGCGCGACATCATTCGTGACTACACGCCAGATCAGTATTCGTTCGACCCATCGAGTGGCGACCGGATGGCGAAGCAAGAAGACTACGACATGGTGGACGTAATTCCTGTGTCTGATCCCAATTCGGCAACAATGGCTCAACGCATCATGCAGTACCAAGCGGTGATGCAGTTGGCGCAGCAAGCCCCGCAAATTTATGACTTGCCAATGTTGCACCGCCAGATGATTGAGGTGCTGGGCATTAAGAACGCAGACAAACTTGTGCCTGTGGATGACGATATGACACCACGCGATCCGGTCAGCGAGAACATGGCGTTCCTGAATGGCAAGCCGACAAAAGCGTTTATCTATCAGGACCACGACGCACACATTGCTGTACATACATCAATGATGCAAGACCCCCTGCTCATGGCGCAGATTGGTCAGAACCCACAAGCCCAGAAGATGATGGCCGAGATTCAGGCGCACCTCTCAGAACACTTGGCGTTTGCGTATCGCAAACAAGTCGAAGAACAGTTGGGCGTGCCGCTCCCACCACCAGACGAGCCACTGCCAGAAGCCGCCGAAGTCATGTTGTCTAAACTTGTGGCTAAAGGCGCACAGCAGGTGTTGGCTGCAAGTAAAGGTAAGGCCGCACAACAGCAAGCTCAGCAGCAGATGCAGGACCCCATCATGCAGATGCAGATGCAAGAGTTGCAGATCAGGAAACAGGAAGCTGATATTAAAGCGCTCAAGGTCAAGGGTGACTTGCAGCTCAAGGCCGAGGAGTTGTCGCTCAAGGCTCGTGAGAACGCAGCTAAAACTGGCGAAGACCCACAGATGGCTGCGATGCGTCTACAGCAAGAAATCATGCAGGCGCAGGAGTTACACGGTATGGAGATGGCTGCGAAACAGATGGAGTTGCAACAAGCTCAGGCTCAGCAACAACAAGCTCAAGCGCAGCAAACGCAAGCGATGGCTCACGGCGGTCAGGTGCATAACCAGAGCCTACAGCACAGAGACCAAGCGCACATGATGAAGATGCGCCAAGCGGCGATGGCCGCTGAGAGCGCTAACAACAACCCTATGCTAAAGGATGAATGATGGCTAATTTGCTTGAAGTCTTAGATGGCAAGCTTAACGAACAAATCAAGCAGATTGTCGACGTGATTAGTGCTGGTGGAGCTAAATCCCACGAGCACTATAAGGAACTGTGCGGAACGATCCGGGGTCTGCAAACCGCGCAGTATGAACTTGCTGACCTCGTGCGAAAAACTAAGGATTATGACGATGACTGATTTCGACGTTAGTGCGGTTGATCTAAGTGGGGTGCTCAATACCTCCGCCGAAGAAAAAGCCAAACAAGTGCCGGACCCCGCGACGTACCATATTTTGTGTATGTTGCCCAAGGCAGAAGAAGAGTTTAGCGAGACTGGCATTTTGAAGTCCGCTACAGCTATGCACCACGAGGAACTCCTGTCCCCCGTACTATTTGTGGCCAAGATTGGCCCCGATGCGTTTAAAGACGCCACCAGATTCCCATCTGGCCCATCATGCAAAGTTGGTGACTTTATTTTGGTTCGCCCAAACACCGGCACGCGCATGAAAATCCACGGTACAGAGTGGAGGCTTATCAATGACGATTCCGTACAAGCCGTTGTGCAAGACCCTCGTGGTATCCAACGTCCAACTTAAGGAGTAATCATGGCAGAAATTGAAAAAACAGAATTTGAGTTTCCGGACGAAGTTGAGGCAAACCCCCGCAAGGGTGGCCGGGTTGTAGAACCTGAAGCTGATGCCCCGGAGATTGAAGTCGTAGACGACACACCCCCAGAAGACCGTGGCCGAAAGCCCATGGCTGAACCTCCCAAAGAGGTGACGGACGATGAGTTGTCAAAATACGACGAAAGCGTACAAAAGCGCATCAAGCACTTTACAAAGGGCTATCACGACGAACGCCGTGCAAAAGAGACGGCTCAACGTGAAAAAGACGAAGCCATGCGCTTTGCCCAAGCTATGGCGGAAGAAAACAAACAGCTAAAGGGTTCTGTTAACCAAAATCAAGCGGCATTGTTAGAACAAGCCAAGAAAGTGGTGGCTAACGAGCTTGAAGCTGCTAAGCGGCAGTACAAAGAAGCCTATGAAGCGGGTGATTCTGATGCTCTGGTGAACGCGCAAGAAGCGTTGACTGGCGCAAAAATGAAGGCGGATAAAGTAAATAATTTTCGCCCAACCCCTTTACAGGTGGAAAAAACTGTTGTACAACCTGCATATCAGCCCCAACCGGCTGCACCCGTGGACGAAAAACTGCTTGCATGGCAAGACCAAAATCAGTGGTTTGGATCCAATAAACGGATGACAGCTTATGCCCTCGGCTTGCACGAGGACTTGGTAGGGGAAGGAATTCCGGCAGGCAGTGAGGAGTACTATAAACGTATCAACACTGACATGCGCGATAGATTTGCCGACCAATTTGGAGCCGACAAATCCGCTGATGCTAAACCTCAGCGCACAAAATCCAATGTTGTTGCACCTGCAACCCGTAGCACAGCTCCCCAAAAGGTCGTGCTTACGCAGACACAGGTGAATATCGCCAAGCGGTTGGGGGTTCCGTTGGAACTGTATGCCCGTAAGGTTGCTGAAGAAATGAGGAAAATATAATGGAAAAAACTAACCGCGCACCACGCGAACTTGAAACCCGCGAAAAGGCGGAGCGTCCTAAACAATGGATGCCCCCCAAACTTCTACCCGATCCGAAGCCGGAAGAGGGTTATGCGTTTCGCTGGATCAGGATTGCCTCGCAAGGTAAAGATGACGCCACGAATTATTCCTCCAAGCTTGCTGAGGGTTGGGAACCCGTTAAAGCTTCAGATCATCCCGAGATTCGTCTGTTTAACTCTGCTGCGGCTAAGTTTCCAGACAGTATCGAGGTAGGTGGCCTACTGCTTTGCAAAACACCTGTGGAGTTTACTGAACAGCGTAATGCGTATTACCGCCAACAAGCGGATGCTCAGATGCAATCAGTTGACAACACATACATGCGCGAAAATGACCCACGGATGCCTTTGTTCAAAGAACGTAGCTCCAAGGTAACTTTCGGAAAAGGTATTTAATTTTTTGGAGGCTTAAATGTCAACTACCAATTCTCCCTATGGGCTACGACCCATTAATCGTAACGACGGTATGCCTTATGCCGGTGCTACGAGTCAGTTTTTGATTAACCCAACCAGTGGCGCTGGAACCAACTTGTTTTATGGTCAAGTAGTTCTTATCGACGCAGACGGTTATATTGCTTTGTCTACCGCTACCGGCGCAGACTTGACTACCAATAACCTTGGTGGCTCTAGTATTGGTGCTTGGGGCGTGTTTGTTGGTGCATCTTACATCAACGCACAAGGTCAGCAGATTTACGGTCAGTACTACCCTTCCGGCACAACCGGCGTGGTAACTGCATACGTTATCACTGATCCTAACGTGACATTCCAAGCTCAATTGGATGGTCAAGTTACTCAAGCCGCTCTTGGCGCAAACACCTTCTTTGCTGCTGCACAGTCTACTTCTACAGGTTCTACCCGTACAGGTAACTCTACCAGCGCCTTGGAAAGCACAGTTGTTACTACTGCCGCTGCGTTCAAGATTATCGGTTTCGCTTCTCCATTGACCGACACATACACAGAAGTGTTTGTTAAGTTCAATCCCGGCGCTTCCGCTTTCACTAACGCCGTTGGCATCTAAGGAGCTAAATCATGGCTATTTCACGCGCACAACTGCTCAAAGAATTACTCCCCGGCTTGAACGCTTTGTTCGGTCTTGAGTATGCTAAATACGGCGAAGAGCACAAAGAAATCTACGAAACAGAGACATCTGAGCGTAGCTTTGAAGAAGAGACAAAGCTGTCTGGTTTTGCTGCTGCACCAGTCAAAAACGAGGGTTCTGCCATCGCTTATGACAATGCACAGGAAGCATGGACTGCACGTTACACCCACGAAACCATTGCGATGGGCTTCTCCATCACAGAGGAAGCTGTGGAAGATAACTTGTACGACAGCTTGTCTTCACGTTATACCAAGGCTCTGGCCCGTGGTATGGCTTACACCAAGCAAGTCAAGGCTGCGGCTATTCTGAACCAAGGCTTTACTGGTTCAGGCAACCCCACCTACGGCGACGGTCAAGTTCTGTTCTCGACATCACACCCCTTGGTTTCTGGTGGTGTTAACAGCAATACGCCTTCTACCGCTGCCGACTTGAATGAAACATCGTTGGAAAACGCTGTTATTCAAATCGCTGCTTGGACAGACGAGCGTGGTTTGCTGATCGCCGCTAAGCCTAGGAAGTTGATTGTTCCTCCTTCTTTAATGTTCGTTGCCACACGTTTGCTTGAAACCGAACTCCGCGTTTCTACAGCTGACAATGACATCAACGCATTGAAGAACAATGGTTCGATCCCTGAAGGCTACACTGTTAACCACTATCTGACCGACACCAATGCTTGGTTCTTGTGTACAGATGTGCCAAACGGTTTGAAGCACTTTGTTCGTACCCCCTTGTCTACCGGAATGGATGGAGATTTTGACACTGGAAACGTTCGTTATAAGTCCCGCGAGCGTTATTCTTTCGGTGTATCCGATCCCCTCGGCATCTTCGGAAGCCCCGGCGCATAAGGCTTACGCCTTATCGGAAAGGCCCTTCGGGGCCTTTTTTGTTTTTTAAATATCTGTGGTATATTACCTGTAACTAAACGACTAGGGCTAATATGGATACCACAAACTTACCTGCAACCCGAGAAGAAGCTAAGAAAACCGGCAGTAAGTACTATTTCACTGGACAACCGTGCAAACACGGGCACGTAGCCCCACGCAAAACTAAAGGCGCGTGCGTAGAATGCCTAAAGGTTGAATGGGTCAAGAGCAACGAAACTCGTGCTGATTACTTCCGTGAGTACAACAAACGCGAAGCTGTTAAAGACCGTAAGAACGAGTGGTATCAAGAAAACCGTGAACAAGTTATTGCGGCTTCAAACACAATTCCACTACATAAGAAAGCGCAGTACAAGAGGGACTGGAAAGAACGAAACACTGTTTGGACTCGCGCAGATACAAAAGCACGCCGCCGTAAACACCGAGATGCTACACCCCTGTGGTTGACACGCAAGCAAAAGTCGGAGATTCGCCAGCTTTACCAGATCGCCATCACCATGACGCAAACCACTGGGGAACAGTACGTGGTCGATCACATCGTGCCATTGCGCTCGCATGAGGCATGTGGCTTGCATGTGCCATGGAATCTGCGCGTAATCACCCAAGAAGAAAATTTAAAAAAGTCAAACAAACTTGTTGCACCTGAGTAAACACAGTGGTATAAACATATTAATCCGGGCTTATCCGGTGTTCTGACAGTCCCGGCTGACGACATGCAGACAGAACACCCCAACTTGCATGTAAGGAATTATCATGGCACGCACTACGTTTCAAGGCCCAGTTCGTTCATTGGGCGGCATTTATCAACAAGGCCCAGCGGCTGTTGTTAACATCACAACCAGCACCACATTAAGCCCCGAAGCTCATGGCGGTCGTATTGTCGCTGTTGGCGGTTCTTTGGCTGCTGCATTGACATTGACTTTGCCAGTCATCAACACCAGCGCCAATTCAATTACATCTGGCCCCGGCCAAGACCCAAGCACAGCTAACAACTTAGGCGTTGTGTACACAATTTGGGTTCCTACAACCATCTCTACAAGTGCTTTGAAGATTTTTTCTCCTAGCACAAACTTGTTCATTGGTTCTTTAATTTCTGTTGATACCGATACAAGCGGCGCAGTTGTTGGCTTTACTGCTAACGGCACTTCTAACGACTTCATTAACTTGAACGGCACAACCACTGGCGGCGTAGCTGGTACATGCATTAAGATTGTTGCAATCGCAGCTAACAAGTACATGGTTTCAGGCCAATTGCTTGGCTCCGGTATTGTTGCTACACCATTTGCAGACGCTTAATCAACCCAAGGGGCTTCGGCCCCTTTTTTAAAGGAGATTGATTATGATGCAAACAGACGTAAAAGCGGCTCACAGAGAAACTACAGGCACGGTAGTGTCGGGACGCAACAGACTTAAAGGTCTGATTGTTACGCCCGGCGGCACTGCGGGAGACATTATTTTTAGAGATGGTGGCGCTTCAGGCACGGTACGTGTTCAGTTTAATTTGTCTATCAACCAATCCGCGTTTTCTTTTACAGTGCCGGGTGAAGGTGTTTTGTATATTACCGATATACACGTAACCCTACCTACAGCTTCAAAGATCACGGTGTTTTATGGCTAAGTCACCAGCATGGCAACGCAAGGAAGGCAAATCGGACGCGGGCGGACTGAACGCCAAGGGCCGTGCTTCCTACAACAAAGCCAATCCGGGCAAGCCGGGATTGAAAGCGCCCCAACCAGAGGGCGGGTCCCGGCGCGACTCCTTCTGCGCTCGAATGAGTGGCATGAAGAAAAAACTAACAAGCGCGAAGACGGCGAACGATCCGAATTCACGTATCAACAAAAGCCTGCGGGCGTGGAACTGCTGAAATGAGCGAGTCACACGAAACGGCAAAGCATGTTGTTGATGCGCTGTCGATAATGACTGTTGTAGGAACCCTAGTGGAAATGTTGCCGTCTGTTGCCGCAGTCTTCACAATTGTGTGGACAGCTATCCGCATCTGGGAAACCGAAACGGTTCAAAACCTGTTGGGGCGCAAGGTTGCGCCTAAGGGTGAGTAACCATGGCGGGCATTGATTCATTAATTAGAGGCGCTGTTGGCAGTTTTGCTAAAGACAAAGCCGCTAGTTTCATGACCCCATCGCAGATGGAGTTGGCCCGCTTTGCACTCAGTCCCCAAGCATATTTGGCAGATAAAGGTATTACTGCGGTTGCACAATTATTGGGATACGGCAATCAATACCAAGAATTAAAAGCTGGCGCTGAAGACCAGAAAGCTTACGGCAAAGAAGTGGCTCGCAACGCTATTGGTGATATGTTGCCCACTGCTGTTGGCGATTTTGTACGCGCTACGCCTAGGATGAGTGATGCCGATTACGAGGCCAGCATGGAAGCATTACGCCAATCCGCTAATACACCGGAAGCAGCTAACCGCTATGAAAATAATGTTCGTGACATGAACTATGGTACGCAAATACCCGGTCAGGGAAAATATGTTGGACCGCTTCCAGAAGACAATCCAATATTTGACGCCCAAGTTAGTAATCTTCCATACGATTTGAAATCAACGCCAGTCAGCGGAACGCCAGAAGGATTTGACCCTAATTTGTTAGCATCAATCATGCGTGGTGGTAGTGAAGAAGTTGGCCCGCAGGAAAACTACAGCCAACAACGTTTAGATGCTGAGTATGATTTTGGAAGTGATTTTAGCGACTACTTGGGTAAACCTAATGGCGATATTGCCCCAATAGATTTTGGCGGCACCATGGATTACGGTGATATGTTTGGCGGTGGTGGCGGCGGGAAGTTAGAAGCAATGCTACAAGCGCAAGACGAGTACAAACGCGGTGGTCAAATTTGTGGATGTAAACACTAATGCCAAGCACTAGTAAAAAACAACATAATTTCATGGCGGCGGTGGCTAACAACCCATCATTTGCTAAGAAAGCGGGAGTTCCACAGTCCGTGGGCAAGGACTTTAATCAAGCGGACAAGGGCCGCAAATTTTCTGAAGGTGGCGATATGAAACATAAAGACGTAAAGATGGATAAGAAAGTAGTGCAGAAGGCCGTGAACAAACACGAAGGCCGTTTGCACAAAGGTCAGCCAATGACTAAGTTGGCTAAGGGTGGTGGTATCGAGTCCAAGGGTAAAACCAAAGGCAAGATGATTAAGATGAACATGGGCGGCATGCCCTGCTAAAAGGAACTAACATGAAAAAACGTTACGAAGACGGCGGTGAAATAGACGCCATGGAAGAAGCTAACAAACGTGCGGATCGCACGTTGACAAACCCTAACGCCAAAGAATATGGCGAAGCGGGTACTTCTTATACCTCAAAAGCTGCTCCCAAAAAAGCTGCGCCTAAACCCGTTGCTAAAGCTGCGCCCGCACCAGCACCAAAAGCTGCTGCCCCTAAAGCTGCTGACGAAAGCAAAATGTCCGTGGCGGACCGCGCAAAAGCAAGCCGTGAACGTGCTAGAGCCGGTAGTGGTTCGACAGATACACGCTCTGTTAGTGAGCGCCTGCGTTCTGCCATGGGTATGAAGAGCGGTGGTTCTGTGGGTTCAGCTTCCCGTCGCGGTGATGGTATTGCTACAAAAGGCAAGACTAAAGGCGCAATGGTCAAAATGAACTACGGCGGAAAGTGCTGAGATGATGGCCTGTCGCGGCATGGGGGCTATTGCTCCCAGTAAAATGCCCAAAGGTGTGCGCAAAGCACGTCGGGACGATACCGACTTCACGCAATATGCTGAAGGCGGTAAAGTCAACGAGGCTGGCAATTACACTAAGCCTGATTTGCGCAAGCGAATTGTGTCTCAAGTAAAAGCCGCAGCGACCCACGGTACAGGCGCAGGACAGTGGTCTGCACGTAAAGCACAACTTGTGGCTAAGAAATATAAAGATGCTGGTGGAGGGTACAGAGATTGAAAGCCCCGCAGAAATCGCTCAAAGATTGGGGCGACCAGAAATGGCGCACTAAGTCTGGTAAACCGTCAAGTAAGACGGGGGAGCGGTATTTACCTGCAGCGGCCATTAAGTCTTTATCACCTCAAGAATACGCAGCCACAACTAAAGCTAAGCGTGCGGGTAAGGCGTCTGGTAAACAGTTTGTAGCTCAACCAAAATCAATTGCAAAGAAAACGGCAGGATTTAGATGACCACTACCGGCTCCACCCTCTTCAATATGGACTTCACGGAAATAGCCGAGGAAGCTTGGGAGCGTGCGGGTCGTGAAATGCGTTCTGGTTATGACCTGCGTACAGCGCGTCGGTCAATGAACCTGATGACGATTGAATGGCAGTCTAAGGGTATAAATATGTGGACAATGGAGCAGGGAATCATTAACCTGACTCCGGGGCTTAGCACGTACGCCCTACCAACGGACACGATTGACTTGCTAGAACACGTCATTCGTACTGGGTCCAACACTGCGTCTACGCAGGCGGACTTAACCATTTCACGCATCAG